TAGTGGCGCACCGGCAGCTGCAGCACGGCTCCGGCCAGCTTGCTCAGGCAGGCATACACGGTACTGACCAGCATGGCGGTCTTGTCGGTGACGGCAAAGCCGCTGGCTGCGGTGATCGGCTGAAACAGCTCTTTCATCGCATCGTTGTCACTGCTGACCGTGCTGTACACCTGGGAATTGTTGATGCGCACCAGCTCCGTGGCTTCGCTCATGCGCTGCGTGGCGCCAGGGCGTGACTGCGCAAACGCAGCCAGCACACGCGAGGTGTGGCGCTTTGCCTCAAGATTGAAGGTGTTCACAGAATGACGAAGCCTTGTTGTATATCGGTTGACTCGGTAATTGCCATGGCCCGGCCCAGTGCCATCAACATGGCCATGGGTCCATCGATCTTGTTCTCTGGCCGCTCTTTGGTGGGGCTTCGCAGTTCGTTAAACTTGCTGACCTTGACCACCAGGTTGCTGACCATCCATGTCATGACGGGGTTGCCGTCAAACTTCAGTTTCTTTTCAAGCACCAGGTTCTCCACCTGGATCAGCGGGGGCGTAAAGAACAGGGCACGCTGGGCAATCTCCACCAGCGGCAGGCCCTCTTCAATCAACTTACCCGCAAAGTACATGCTGAGCGCCGGGTCAAACGCAATTTCCTGCACATCGAACTGCTTGCAGTAGCTGCGCAGGTCATCGGCCAGCACGTCAAAGTCGGTAATGTCTCCATCGGTAACCTGCACATAGCCAGACCGCGCCCAGCCGCTCAGGTGTGCGTTGCCACTTTCCTGCACGGCCAGCTCGTTCAAGTACAGACGTGTGAACACATGCCACACATCGCCCCGCTTGAACACCAAACACAGGGCTGCAAAGTCCTTTTTCTGTGCCAGGTCCAGACCCATCCAGCACCGTTCACCTGCAAAGTCGGTGACCTGCATGTCAGGGTCGGCACATTTCTCCCACGCCCGCATGTCCATCCACGGGCTCTCACCATTCACCCATACATTCAGGCGCTTGGTCAGAAAATTATTCAGCGCACTGGGCATGGCTGCTGCCTTGCGGGCCGCTGCCTCCATGTCATCGGGCAGCACCGACACGCCCCAGTTCGGATTGGCCTTGGCCCAGCTCGTGGGGTCAAAGGGATCATCCTTATCGTCAATCGAATAGATGATTCCGAACATACTGGCGTCATCAATCACCCGGTCCAGCACCTTGGTGATATGCGTGCGCCGCTCATAGCAAATGCCACTGCGGTCGGTGCCCGCCGTAGTGATCAACCACAGCAGGCTTTGTTCTCGTGCTCCTCGGGCCGTATCGATCACGTCGTACAGGTCGCGTTTCTTGTGTGCGTGCAGCTCGTCAATGATGGCGCAGTGCACATTCAGCCCATCCTGTGTGCTGGCTTCAGCGGCCAGCGGGGAAAACTTGCTGGCGGTGTAGGCCACGGTGATGCTGTGCATCAGGATCGCCACGCCCAGGTAGGTGCGCATGTCTGGCAAGCGCTCGGCCATTCCCTTGGCATCATCAAAAACAATGCGTGCCTGGTCGCGTGTGGTCGCCGCGCTGTAAACCTCGGCGCCCTGCTCACCATCCGCCGACAACATATACAAACCCACACCAGCCGATACCAGGCTCTTTCCGTTCTTGCGGGGCACTTCGATATAGGCCTCACGGAACCGGCGCAACCCTGTGTCACGGTGCACCCAACCAAACACGGTGGTGATCACAAAACACTGCCACGGGTCCAGCACCAACAGCCGCCCGTCTCGTGCCCACTTGCCCTTGATATGCGGGAGCATCTCTAGAAAGGCACAGATGCGGTGGGCTCGTTCGACATCAAACACCCAGGGCCACTGCGCACTGGGCTCACGTGCCAGGTCATCCACCTGCCGGTCAATCGTCAGGCGTGTCCACTTGCAGGCAGGTATCTCACCGGCCTGTATCTGCTGTGCATACGTCTGCGCAGCATCGACATACCGGCTCATTGCACCAGCTGGGGCTTGGTCGCAAACTGCGCAAATCCTTGCGGTGATGCATTCGGCGCTGGCTCAAACCCCGGCAGCGATGGCTGCGCATAGTTCGACGGCTGCACCCGCGCACGCGCCGCAGGGCTCAGGCCAAAGTGCATCAAATGGCGATGTACCTGCAGACGGTGGCCCGCAATCAGGTTAACGATCACGCTTTGCTGCTCATAGCCACTAGGCGTAATCGTGCGGCTGGCGGCAAAGACAGCATCAAAGTAACTCATGCCCGCTTCGACATTTGCTTGTACCTTGCCGTTGAATGCCATCTCCAATTCAGTCAAACTTCCAACAGCCTGGCAGTACAGCGCCAGGGCAGCACGGTCCAGCCCGCTGATCAGGCCCAGGTCTTCCAGCAGTGGGGCAATGCGCTTCCACTCTTTTCTGGCTTCAACTCTCAGGTGTTTAGGGATCGATGGAATTTCAACACGCGGATTCACCCCGTCGGACAGATTGAGCGCACGCTTGCCGGGGTTACCCTCCAACAGCTTCAGGGCTGTTGGTTTTGGCAATGGCCCACGTGTTCCAGTCATCCGAAATTCCTTGATTGATTGACAGCAGCGGTGAAACCCGCCACCTACCTGATCGCGCCAGTGAATTCAACGCGCCCGGCGGGGTACCCCCCCCACCCCAAAACCTGCGCACGCAAAAATTGTGGGAAGGGTCGGTCCCGTAGGAATGGAGGACCAAACTTTTCATGCCCCCCCTACCTACCATGTGATGCCCGGCCCGCAGGTCAATCACAAATCTTTTCCCCATCCACGCTGTACACCGCGCATGGCTTCTGTCTTGCTCTTCACTGCATGACACTGCTTGCACAGAGCCTGCAGGTTGGTATTTAAATTGGTTCCACCTTCAGCCTTTGGGATGATGTGGTCGACATCACGAGCCAGGGTGACGCGGCCTTGCTTTGCACACGCTTGGCAAAGGCCAGAGTCTCGTTTCATGATGGCTTCACGCTGGCGATCCCACTCGGAACCGTACCCCCTTTGGTGCCGACTACCCCGCCCCCTATCGGTGAAGCCATAGCCCCCCGGATGTTTAGGGCATCGCGCTCCACCATCCTTGACCAGGACACCGCACCCCGGGTGGTTACATGGCTTGGGGGCTGCTTTCGGCATTGTTGAACGCTCAAAGAAAAACCCCGGCAAGATCACCTGCAGGGGTTTTGGGGGCTATGTACACAGAGGGTGGTGTCACTGAGTCCACAGCTTGCCTGAAATGTACCAACAAAGTCTATGTCGTAAAACTCTTTTTTTCTCGTTGCTCACTGCGTTCACCAAACCATTGCGACAGTGCATGGTCTGCCTGGTCAAGGTTGGCTTTGATGGTGGACTCAGCACGGGCCATGCGTCTGGATGTCTCACGTACACCCACGCCTGCGATGTAGATCAGCTGCAGGGTCATGTACAGATGTGAGCGACCAGCACGTAAGGATTCCACCGCAATGTTGGTAGTGGATGCATCCACTTCATCTACAGGAAGCGCAACCTCACGGTATCGGTCTACTGCTTCAGACAGTAGAACTGATGTAGTGGCATAGCCCAGCCCGCCCCTGCTCTCACGGTCTTTCCAAAGCGCCCAATTTTCGAGCCTCTGTTTAACCCATTCAATTCGTGCCATACCCCGCCCCCCCTTCTTTTGTTACAGATGGCGGGAAAATGCACACGTGTGCACTACCCCAGCACACCATGGCCCAGGCAACGTCACGCTGGGTGTCTGGCAGGTTGAACAACGTGCCCTTGATATGGCCACGCTCCATGGCCCAAAAGCAGTTGGGTTCACCTCGCAGACCACGGCGCACCAGCACATAGGCCTCATTGCCGATCTCAGCCGCTTTGGCCTGGATGGACTTGTACGTTTCTGGCATGTGTTGCTTGATCACCTGAATCTCAGCAGCCACATCAAACTTTGCTGTCCTGGTGTCCATACTGTCCATCCTTTTCTATAGAGTTAATGGGTGAAGCGCATTGCACGCGAGCGCGTGCGTGGGTGTGTGCCTGCCTGTGCCTGCCCGCCTTGAAACATGGACGCGGCCAGGGTCTTGGATCACAGTGGCCAATGCAGCAGCTTCAACTCCCAAAAACTGGAAAGAAGGACTGCTGGTGGTCTCCATGCAAACCACTGGCCACCATGGACACTTGGACACTTTCAGGTCATAGGCCCGTGCGATGACTTCCCCGCAACCGCGCCGCAATGGGGGCACGGCGTGCCCTCCAGCCCTTCGGGCGCACTACTGCCAATCTTGCGTCTGGTAGTGCTTGCTGCACGGCGCGTTTGTTGCGCCACGAGCGTTTCTATTCGCTCAAAATGGCACATCGTCACCGTCCTCTTCTTTGTCTCCCGCTGCCTCGCCCGTAGGCGCTGCAGTCATCTCCGATTCCTCTTCAAATGGCGGCCAATTGGCGGGACGAACATAGCCCCAAGCCCTTGCCCCATTGATTTGTTTTTTGATGCGCTCCCAGCCCTCGTGATCAAGCCAGCCGCGTATCTGCGCCTCAAGGGCCGGGCTGCTCTTTGCAGCATCCACGCCCAAGGCCAGAGTGAGCTGTGCAATGGTCACAAAGTCGGTCAACTGATTGACCACTGAGCGAATGCCCGTTGCCTCTGGGGCACGTGTCAGCACATGCAGCAATTCAGACAGCACCGCAGTCTCCACCAGGCGGCTCTCTTGCATCGGCACAAACAAGCGGCGCTCGGCATCCGGCGTGGGCGTGTAGGGTGTTCCGGCCAGGTAGAGCGCATAGGCCTCTGCCAGCAGCTGCTCACGGTTTCGGGTCAGCCAATCTGTCTTGATGACATGGCGCACAGGAATAGGCCAAAACCGACGATTGCCCGTGCGGTCGCGCAAATAGGTGTTTTCGTTCGTGGTGCCCACCAACAAACACTGGCGTGGAAACGTGCCGACCGTGGCGCCATACGCCACCCGGTAGCGGTCTACCTTGCTGGAAATGAAAGCCTTGATGGCGCCCACCTCAGCCTTGCTGAAATGCGTCATTTCGGCAATCTCATAAACCCACAGGCCCTGCACCTGCTCTTGGGCTTCTTTACCGCGGCCTACCTCAAATGGGGTATCACTGTAAAACGGTGTGCTGGCCAGAATCTCGACCATGGTGGACTTGCGCAGGCCGCCCACGCCTTCCAGCACTGGGCAGTAGTCAAACTTGCAACCGGGTTCCATCACGCGGTTGACCATGCCCAGCAGCCAGCAACGGCCCACGATGCGCAGATATTCCTGCATGGCCTTGGTCAGTGTCTCTGGTGTT